AGTAACATCTATTAGTTTCAGGATTTACATCTATATAAATGTAGGGACGTTGCTGGCTTTGACCTTCTCCTTCATTTCTTTGGTACAACATTCCTGTAGATTTTATTAAAAGTAATAAATGACCTAAAGTAATATAAACTTGGGGTAAACCTGGTTTAGTTACATCAGATACATTTTGACTTCCAACATCTTCTTCAGGTACATTATAATCTGCAATTAGTCTTGAAAAGAAAAGTGTAGGATAATAAAGTGCGGGTACATTTGTATCTTTAAATCCTTCAGTACCTGAACCTAAACCAGGTTCATTTATTAAGCGGAAATGAAATCCTTTTTGTTTTAATTCAGAATTATTTCCCCAATTTATTATATCAAGGCCAATATTTTTAAAATAAGGTTGAATTTTACTTAAATACTCTTTATCAATTACAAAATCTACACTAGCATCTATTCCAGTAACATCAAAAATATCATATAAAGCTTCATTTAATAATGATAAAGTAGCATCTGATACTACTGGATAAATTGAACCAGGTGTCTGAGGAGGTGGATCTTCTTTTTGGGCTGATATGTTTATTTTGAGTGATTCTAAGATATCTCCTGCTCCTACTAGTTGTACTTGGCATTTAAATCTTCCATTCCCATCAAGAGTATAAGAAAAATTTTTAACAGTCCCCCAAGAAGCATCATAATTTCCACTATAAAGTTTTCTATAGGTTGTAATTTTTCCCATTAATTCCTCTTTAGTTTTAATATCATAAAAAGGAAGAGGTACTATAGTAGTATCTACTTCTCCAGTTTTGTTATTAATAAAACTTGTATGACCCCATTCAACTAAAACTCCAAATCCTAATTTCATATAGAGAGACTCCATTATATCGAGTTGCTCCATATTATAGCATATAAAATTAAAAGTAATTTCTTTTAAAGTACCTAACTTACCTCCAGTTTTAATTGAAATATCAGTTAAACCAGGCATAGGAGCTAAACCAAAATCTGTTCCTCCTATACCATAGGCATCATTACCATTATTACCATTAGTACTTACTCCTGAACGTAAATTATATTTTTTACCTATTGAATGGTCTAATAATCCTCCTTGTAAGATATATTTTTTAGATAGTTTATCTCCGTCTAAATTTGGAAAATTATTATTTGCAGGACTAACATTTACACCAGAACTAATTCTAACCCATGCGCTTTTATTAGTTAACCAAATTAATTCTTTAGGAGTTCTTGTTTCTTTTTTAACTAAAATTTTACGAAATTCTATTTGATTAGCTACATAAGGTTGGAAACTACCTCCAGCTATATTAGTATAATCTAAAGATGCCATAACTTATTATATATTATTTAATTCATTGTATTCATTTATAAAACCTGATAGGTCTTTAGGTATTCTTAAATAAACTCCAGCTGGAGGATAAATTGAATCTCCTGCTAAATTATTAGATGAAGCTATAACCCACCATAAAGTAGCATCTCCATAAAAATCAAATGCTATATTATCTAATCTATCTGTTATATTAGTTAAAATGTAATCATCATTTTCTTGTGCCTCAACATTAGGATAATATGTTGGAACATACATGGTTTTACCTGAGGTAGAAGTAATACCTGTATCTGATTTCATTGTAGGAATGATTTGATATCTACTGGGCATAATTTTATCTTTAAATATAAATATGTAATATAAAAAAGGCTCTTAATAGAGCCTAATTAATTATAATATTTTTTATTTAGGGTTAATCTTCACCTACAGCTAATTGGGCAAACTCTACTGTAATGGTTTTTGTAGTCTCTATATCTGTTCCTAGTGAACCTGCTACAACTCCACCCAATCCATTATCTACTTGTACTATACCTTTAAAATATCCTAGTTGATTATCTCTTACTACTTTCCAAGTAGCTGTTGAAAGAGTACCTGTAACGGTTCCACTATATCCTTCTACAGTACTTTCAGGTACCCAAGATTCTGTTGGGGATGCTTGAGTAGTTGTAGTTGTTGCAGAAGATGCTTCATTTATATCATTTGTATCAGTAGTAATTTGTGAGGGATCAATAGTATCTAATTGTGGGATTTCAATATTCTCATTTGATGGTAGTTCTGGTTTTGGAAATTCGATATCTTCATTTGCAAAATTTCCAGTAGATTTTTGAGATACTTTTTCTTCCCAATTAAAATTATTTCTAGCTAAATAATTATTATTAATTTTTTTAGAAATTATAATTGGTTCTTTTAAACCTTTTTGTGGTAAGTCTTCCATTATAGGTTTAAAATTCATTTGAATTTTTAATACTTGTGGAACCTCCATTTGTCCCCTGTCATCATTTTGTGGAGAAGTTCCTGTACTATTATTTTCTGTGTTAAATGATCTATATAATTCAGGTTGTGTCATTTTAATTTCCCAAGGATAATTATCTTCTACAGTTATATTCATAGAGGTAATAACTCCTGGGGATCTATAAAAATATTCTCCTATAGTTAATCTGTGAATACTACCTCTCATAAATCCTGTACCTTCTTGATAATCAGGGTGTAAAGTAGATGCTATATAATTTAATTTTTGATAAATTCTTTCCATTTCTTGGACAGATTGGGCAGCTACTACAAAAGTAAATCCAACGTCTCTTGAAAAACCTTGATAAGTATAGAAATTTTCTCCTCTACCCATATATTTTATAGATTCCCATTCAGCCCCTATATTATCTGAAAAATTAGTAATATATGCTCTAAAATGTGCTCTAGTAGTTGTATCAGGGTATACATTATCTATAGTTTCTATACAAAATTTAATTAAATCTCTTACATCATCACCGTCACTTTCAATAGCTCGACGATAATTTTTACGATATATAGGAGACATATTTATTTTATCTTGACCGTCAGGAAAAGGAATATAGAAATTTTTTCTATCATTCTTTGATCTTTTACCAGGACTACCTACTCCTATTCTAGATTCTATATTAAAACCATTTCCTTTAGGTCCCTTACCCTTTGTATAATAACTAACAGTATCAGCTAATTTTTTAGCAACTTCACTATTAGTTTTAGATCTAAAATCTTGTGGAATTGATTCTGAAAGATTATTAGTTTTAGAAGCTAATAAAGCACTATACCCCATAGTATTATTAAACTGATTTATACCATTTTCAAAATCTTGAGGGGTTTTTTCAGGTCTTATAAAATCTGGGGAAGATTGTTGTAGTAAATTGGTTATATTACCATTACGATCTATATCTGTTGGTTTTCTAAAATTTTGAAGAGTTGGAGCCTTAGGTACAGGTTGATTAAATGAAGATGGAGAGGGAGTAGAAAAAGGAGCAGTTATACTTCCATTAAGATTTCCAATATTTGATGCTCTACTTTCAACATTTAAAGGATCATATCCTATAGTTGGGGGTAAATTAGATATAAATTTATTAGAATCATCAATAGTTTTATTTAATTCTTCTGCAGAGGCTTTTTGTTTTTGTACTTGATCTACTGGGGTTAAACCATCAAATAGGCCTGGGATAGTTTTGTTTTCTACATATCTTGATATTCCAATAAAATTGCCATATTCAATTTCAGGTTTTGGTCGGGATTGATTTTTAGGAGCATCTTTAGTATTTATAGGAACACCTTTAAAGTTTGTAGACTTATAAATAGTGGTTTTACCTCCTTCAGGTTCTTGTACACCTGGTCCACCTATATAACTAAAAATTAAATTAGGATCATTTGAAAGTCCTAATTTTTCAAAATTATCAAATATATCTGTAAATTCAGGATCTTTAGATGTTTTTAATTCATGAAGAGTAACTAATCTATTAAGAGATGTTCCTTTATGTGAAACTATGTATTCGTATTTATTTTCTTTTTTTTGTAAATCTGTTATTCTTTCTCCAGCACGTGGATAATGATTACCTAATCCTACATCCGCAACTTGTCTTAAAAGAGCAAAACCATTATCATTATAAAATTGAGTATTAACTTGTGGAAATAAAGAAAACAAATTATCTCCTACAGGCCTAGATTCAATTAAAGGATTTTGGCTTTGAAGATTTATTTGTTTAACTTTAAAATTAGTACCTCTTGGATAGTCATTTAAAAAATTACTAATTCTAACAGTATCATTTGAAGAAAAAATAGCTAAACTAGCCCCACCTCTCATAGGATCATCTGTACTAGTTCTTATTACTCCTAATTGATAATCAAAACCAGGTCTAAATTCGGGTAGTCCTCCTTTTATATAAGGAAGACCACTAGAACCACGATCTGGTCGGTCAAAACCAAATGGTAAATTTCTAAGATTAGATGTTAAATTAGATAACGCCATTTAACTATTTAAGTAATAGGAGTAAAAGTATCTGTATATTTTTGTCCTGAGTTACTTCTCCATAAACTAGTATTAAATGGGTCTGTTTCTTCTAGTCTTGAAGGAGTATAAATTACTGGGGGTGCATTCAATCCAGGTAATCCTCCTACTAGAATTTGATTAGCTATATTAGGATTTCTATTAATAGAAAATTCATTATGACGAGTAAATCCTGGGTTTAATTTGTTCAGGTTTACTGTAGAAGGAACTGGGTTTCCATTAAATCCTAATTGGCTAGTACCTGTGGTTAATAGTTTTAGTAGTTTCATTTCTATATTATAATTTAGTGTTTATAATAAATATTAAAAAATTATATTTTACGTGTGGTTATTCCCATTGGGGTTTGTAATTTACTTGATACTGCTACCCCATCTAGGTTAGTTTGGACTGTAACTTTGGATATAGCTTGAGCCATTTTTTCATAATCAATTGTAGATGATGATGGAGATTGAACTGTAGCGGCATTTAATTTAGTTAATGGGGTTACAGTAGCTCCAGGTTTTAAGGAAAGTATTTCAGGTCCTTTTTCACCTACCATAACAGAACCTCCAGAAGTTACAGTTCCTCCTTCTGCTAAACCTGGGGAAGATTTTGCTTTACTAACACTACTCATTAAGGCTCCTATACCTAAAGCTATTCCTCCTAGAATTGTTATAGCTCCTAGTCCCACACTAGCAGCCATAGCTCCTGAGATTTTAGCTGCTGCTATTCCTGTTTCTAATCCTAATATTGTAGCTAGTCTTGGTATTGCTAATATAAGACCTTTACCCATTTCTATAACTCCTAGTACCATTTGAGTCATTATAATTCCTCCAATAACTGCCATTATTCCCTTAAATACATAAGCATTATCTATTAAACCAACCATTGCTTCTAAGGGTCCTGCTAGCAATTCAGTCATTTTAGCTATAGAATTATTAATAGAATCTTGAACTGTTAGTCTTTTTATATCAGATAATTCAAGATTAGTATTTTGAGCTATTTGTTCTGCTGTTAAACCTTGTCTTAATTGATCTGTAACATACATATCTGCTAATTCTTTACGAGATAATCCTAAAGTTTTAGCAATAGCTTCTTGTTGTAATCTATTATCAGTAGCAAAAGCTGAAATTACATCTTGATTTTTAGCTATTTCTTTACCTAATTTATCAGTTTGATTAGTTAAGGCATAATAACGAGCAGCTTCTAAATTTAATTGTTTACCTGTAATAACTTCAGCTTCAAATTCTGCTGCTATTGATGATTCAATATCAAGTAAACTATCTGCAATTTTATCTACTTGTTCTAAACTTAAACCTAAATTTTTAGCTTGTCTTACAGCTTCAGCTAATCTATCAGGATTTTTCCCTAAAGAAACTGCTATTTCAGTTGAAGTATTATAAACATCTTTTAAAATAGTACCTCCAGCTAAAGCACTTCTATTAGTAGCATTAAAATTATTAGTACCTTTAACTATAGAGGCATTAATATCATTTAAATTTTTTCCATAAATCTTAGAAAAAATAGCTGCTTGATTAGCTTGATCTTGAGTAGCTCCCATTGAGGTAACCATTTCAGCAGCAGTTGCTAAAGTATCAGAAGGAAATATACTTTGAGCATTAAAACTTAATTTTTCTGTTAAAGAAACAGCAGTCTTAATATAATCAACACTAGTAATTAATTGAGTATTAAGTTGACTTTGTAAAGTTACACTATTGCCGGTTAATCTTCTAAAATCAGTTTGGGCTTCATTTAATTTAAAAAAGCTATCTACTGTTTTAGCTATTAAAGCATCTGTTAAGTTTACTAAAGTAAGTTCTTCTTTTAAAGAAGATAATATATTTTTATATTTATTAGATTGTTTTTCTAATTCTTTATTTTGAGATTTTAAAGAATCAATTTGATCTTCTAATTCTTGTCTTCTAGCAATATCATTTTCAGATGTATTGTTATATTCTTCATTAAGTTCTTTAAGAGCATCTTCATTTAATTTTATCTGAAGTTTGGCATCTTTTGTTTGTTGGATAGCTTCAGATATAGATTTAGATATACCTCCAAATCCTAGTTTTTCTAAAAATTTTCCTGCTCCTTCTAATCCTTGACCTAGTAAACCTATTTCTTTATTAACTTGAGCTTGTAGTTCAATAGTTCTATCTAAGGCTTTATTAAATGAATCTTGTTCATCTAAAGCAGCTTGGGCATCTCTTAAATTATCTTGACTTAATTGTCCACTTCTAATAGCTAATTTTAATTCTTCAAATTTTATTCTAGCTTGATTTTGAAGATTTTTTAATTGTTTTTCTGATAAAGAGGTTTCTCCTCGTCTATAATCTACTACTTGACGAGATATATCAGCTATACCATTAATTGATTTTTTAGCAGTATTTAAATAAGTATTTTGACGAGATAATTCATTAACAATATCTTTAAAGCTTTTAGATATATAATCTAAATCTCCAGATGTTTCTCTAAATTCTTGTCTTAATTGTCTCACAACAATTAATGCTTTATCTAACTCATCTTGTCTAAAAGGAGTTAAAGGACTTTCTCCTAACTGTCTTCTAAGAGCAGCTATTTCTTGATTTAAAGCATTTATATCTTGAGCCATAATATATACTATATTGGTATAAATATTAAAAGTCCCTATTTTTTAGGGACTTTAGCATTATATGTACTAGTTTGTGGGATATTAGGTCTAGCTATTTTATCTATATTTTTATTAGTTAACTGGTTATTTTGTTTTTCTATTTGTTCTTGTTCTTTTTCATACCATTCTTTTAATTTTTGGAAAGTAAAATTTCGAAGCCAAATAGGCATTTCATAAACAGTATCCCAACTATATCCACCCTTTCCATGAAATACTATTTCATTTATTTGGGTAAATAAACTTATTCTATAGGTTGATGTCAGGCCAAAAAAAGTTAAGAGAAATAGGTAGTGTGATGTCCTCCCCACCATCACCTTGTATAGTTAAATCTATATCTGGAGAGATTCGTTTAATTTCTTGGCGTAAAGATCTTGAATCTCTAGCTAATAATTCATTATCTATAAATTCTCTAATTATTTTTTTATCAGTATTACCACCAACTGAGGTAATTAGGTATTTTAAACGAGTAGATAACTCAGGTACTCCACCATTTGGATATAGTTTTTTAAGTCCTTTTAATTCAGATTCAATCGCGGCTTCATCACCATGTGTTAATAGTTTAAAACCAACTTCTACACCAGAGGCAGGTAGTGTGTAATAGAATTGATTTCCTTTAGTATAATCTACATCTGAGGGTAGTTCTTTATCTTTTAAAGTAGTTAAATCTACATTATAAATTTTACCCTTAGCCTCAAATTCATAATCTTGACCATATCCTAAAATACGAGAGGCAATTAAAATAGCATTTTTATCACCAATTAAAATATCTTTTAAACTTACTTTAGAGACAATTAGTGATTCTAATAGTTTATCTAAAACAGTACCTTGTTGGATATAGTTTTGATTAGTTAAGATATCTTCTTCACGTGCTGTCATGTATTTCATTTCAATTTGACCACTTGAAAGAGGACTATCTTTAGGATAAAGTAAACCTTTTGAAGGTAGTTCTACAATTTCTGTAGGGAATTTTGGCTTTGTAACTTGATTTTCCATAAATTTTATTTATTGTTTATATATAAATATAGCAAAATAAAAAAAGCTCACAAATAAATGTGAGCTCTTTAAAATTATTTTTGATTTGTATTAGAAGTTCAAAATACAGTAATCCATTGCAAGAGTCATAGAAATCTCAGTAGCAGCTTCACCTTGTGACCAATCATAATCTCCAAATGTAGCTGATTTGATAAAGGCGCCTTTAATAATCCATTCACCTACTACATCACCTACAGGACCTAGGATATTTAAAGTTACATCTCTTTTATAGAAATCTGAATATCCATCTCTACCTGTTACTGATTCGTGAGATAAGCGCATCCATTCCATTACTGCTTGTGAACCAGCAGGAGCGATTGGATCATATAAAGCTAGAGTCATATCATTCCATCTTACTTTACCTTTAATTTTACGGTAAACATTAATATGATCTAGTATAATTTCATTAGCTTCAAACCCAGGTGCTGAGGCTTTCTTAATAAGATAAGCCGGAATTCCATCTATATAGAATATAAATCTATTTGATACCTTAGGTTCAAATGCAGTGAACATTATTTCGTTTGGGTTTAATACTGCCATTTTATATTTGTGTTATTTTATTATTATTTATTTATAATAAATATTAGGAAAAAAAGCCCTTATATCAGGGCTTTAATCCTAAAATATTTTTATTCAAAAGTTGCACCAGTTGGTGTAATATTAAAGTTCAATACAATAAATTCTACAGTTCTAGTAGGTTGAATGAAAATTTGACCTATTAATTGATTTCTATCAATTACATCAGGAGTGTTATTTGATTCATCCATTACTACTCTATAAGCAAATAAACCTTGTCTTTGTTGGATTGATTCAAGATAAGGATTAACTACTGATAAGAATCTATTTCTAGTAACAGCTGTATTTTGTTCAAATACTAACGTATTAGCTACTTGACCAATATAAGATTTCAATTCAATTAGTAATCTTCTAACGTTAATTCTATCTAAAGCTGTAGCTTTTTGTTGTAATGTTTTCTGACCATAAGCTACTACACCTTGTCCTGGGAATGTAGCTATTGCATTAACACGTCCTTCATATAATGTATCTCTATCAGTTGGAGATAATTTTCTTTCAGCTTGAACTACATTTAATCCACCTCTTGAGAAACCTGCTGGTGCAAACCAAGGTGCTGCTGTTCTATCATTAAAAGCATATACTCCTGGGATCATTGTTGAAGGTGGAACCCATGTTAATTTTCCAGTTTGTGGTGAATTAATTTGTACCCATGGATAATAAGCAGCAGAATAACTATTGTCTATAGTAGCTACATTACCAACAGCTGTGGATATATTTTGTCCTTTATCTGTTGGGTCTATAATAGATATACAATCTCCTCTATCTACAGCTAAATTAGTAACTAAAGATACTACTGAATTTCCTGTAGTTATAGTTTTACCAGGAACTGTAATAACATTAAATTTAAATTCATCTGTATTTCCTAATAAATTTAAAGAAGAAGTATATGCTGAATCTGGAGTTCCATATACTGATGAAAGTGTTCCATCAGCTCCACCAAAGGATCCACTTGAAACTATTGGTAATGATGAAGTATATTGAGGTTTAGGTCTACCACTATTATCAAAATAAGCTGGAGTAGTATAATTTACTTGTTTTACTCTAATATATCTTGATCGGTTAATATAATCTCCAATTACATTAGTATATCCTTCAGATGTATCAACTGTTTGGTTACCAATTACAGCTTCAATATAGTTAGATTGTAATGGATCTAGAGATAAGTTACTCCAAGTTTCTAAAACTACTTTAGAATTATTGTTATCATCTCCTCTTCTAACTAATAAACTAAAAGTACCACTTCCTGTATTAACTCCAGTTAATTCCCATCTTACATTTTGGTTACTACCACTTACTAATGATCCATTTGAACCTGTAGCTCCAAAACTATTATTAAGAGCACCTTGAGATAGAGTTTCTAAAGTAAATACAATTGCTAATGTAGGTTCAGCACCTCCTGTAAAGGCTGATTGAGTTAGAGCACCAGCACCATAACTACTAGTTAATGAAAGATTATTATATATAGTACCAGCTTGTCTTGTAGTAAATACAATTGAATTACCTGAAAGTGAAGCAGTAACTAATGATCCTATTTCACTATTAAAAGTATTAACACCATTAAGTAATAAAGTAGCCCATTGAGAAGTAGAAGTTATGGCACTAACACCATCATAAGTTCCATTACCTACACCAATATTTAATTGATTATAACCAGAATTATAATAATAAGAACCAGTAGTAAAATACGGATTATTTACAATTTGATAAGATATACTTCCAAAAGCTGTACCTGCATCTATAAATATACTAACAAAAGAACCAGTTGAAGATGATTGAGTAACAAATGAAGCTGAAGCAGGTGAACCTGCTACTGAAGGAACATTATTAGAAACGCTAGAAGTTGCAGGAGTAAATGCTCCACTTACTATTCTAGTTACTAATAGAGTACCTCCTCCTTGTTGGAAATAATTGTACGCTGAGATTGATGTTAGATATTCATTAGTTGTACCTCCACTAGTAAATAGTCCTCCAAATTTATTGATATAGTCACTATATGAAGTAACTAGAGTTGGTATATTAACAGGACCCAATACTGTAGGACCCACAATAGCAGCACCTGCTACTATAGGACCTTGAGTAATTGCAGACTGATCATTTTCAATTGTTAATACCCCTGGGGATAAAAGTGTTTCTGCCATTTTTTTATTTATTTTTTAATAAATTAGTTAATTCCGTTTATCAATAAATATTGAAGGAGATTTTAAAATTAATAGAATTAAGTATAAATTATATTTCCTGTAACTATATCAATTTCAACTTTTTCTCCATATTTTTCTTTTAATTGTTTAGAAACTTGAATTTCTTCTTCTAAAAGTCTTTCTTGTTGTTGTTTTAAATATTGTTCTTCTATTTCAATTCTGTTTTTTTGAAAAAAAACTTGACCCAATTGAGCAATTAATTTTTCAGATTTAGTTTGAAAATTCTGTAATTCTTGTAATTCTTGTTCTGTTAATTTTGTTGGTTTGATCATAACGTTGTTTTTATTTTATTAGTCTAATTGTTTCCAACCACTATTTAGATAGCAATAAATATGCTGATCTGCTCCTGAACCTGAAACTATTAACATTCCATTTACAGGTGAGGCAGGGGTTGTGCTTCTTGGTGTTAGTACTGCTATATCATTTATTAGGAGTGATCCTGTTATTTGGAATTCAGATCCTGAGGCGAATACTAAATTTGATCTGTTATTATCATCTACACCATTTCCTATAATAAAAGCACTCTGTGCTGAAGAAGAGATATTGTATTGTCCTTGAGTATGTTGATAGGATCCTTGAGCTACTGTTCCTAATCCTTCAGCATGAGAACCATCTCCTCGAGCTATTGTTTGAACTCCTTCAGCATGTGAATATGAACCTGAGGATACTGTCTGGGATCCTTCAGCATGTGAAGCTAATCCTTTTGCTACAGCTTGTAATCCTTCAGCATGTGTGTAAGATCCTGAGGATGTGGTCATACTTCCTTCAGCATGTGAGAATGATCCTATTGATTGAACATAAGCACCTTCAGCGTGTGAGTAATCTCCTCTTGCTTGAACATAAGCACCTTCAGCATGAGAATAATTTCCTATTGCTTGGGTACTATCTCCTTCAGCATGAGAGGCAACTCCTGATGCTAGTGAACCTGATCCCTCGGTATGTGAATAATCTCCTCGAGCTATTGTTTGAACTCCTTCAGCATGTGAATAAGATCCAGAAGCTACTGTACCTGATCCTTCAGTATGTGAGTAATCTCCTCGTGCTGTAGTACCTGATCCTTCAGCATGTGAACTAGCTCCTAGTGTTTGGGTACCTGTTCCTTCTGCATGAGAATACCATCCTGTGGCTATAGCAGAATTTCCTTCTGCATGTGAGTAATTTCCTTGTGCTTGTGTGAGAGCTCCTCCTTCGGCGTGAGAGTAGTTACCTACTGCTGTTGTGCCTATTCCTTCTGCATGTGATCCTGTTCCTTGTGCTATAGATCCTGATCCTTCAGCGTGTGAGTAGATTCCTGTTGCTTGGGTACTATCTCCTTCAGCATGAGAACCGGTTCCTATTGCTTGAGTACTATTTCCTTCAGCATGAGAGTATTGTCCTGAGGATGTAGTATAATAACCTTCAGCATGTGAGTAAGATCCTGAGGATTTAGTTAATCTTCCTTCAGCATGTGAACCAGTTCCTATTGCTTCTGTGTTTTGACCTTCGGCATGGGAGTATGGTCCTATTGAATTTGCAAAGTATCCTTCAGCATGAGAGGTAATCCCATTGGCAAAAGTATTTTCTCCTTCAGCGTGAGAACCATATCCTATGGCTTGGGTATTTGATCCTTCAGCGTGTGAATAATTTCCTGTGGATGTATTATTTGATCCTTCAGCATGTGAATAATCTCCTGTGGCATCTGATGCATTTCCTTGGGCATGACTACCAACTCCGGTTGATGTTAAGAAAAATCCATGTAATAAACTTCCCTTTGTAGGATCAAAAGTAAGAAATGAATTTCCTGCTAAATTACTTCCGCTATTAAATTGAATTTGGGTGTTAGATCCTCCTGCTGGTGCCCAAGAAGCTGATATGGCTCGAGAGGCTGATACTGCTTGAGAGGCAGTTCCAAATAATGAACCGGTAATAGATCCCGATACATCTAATGAACCTGATACCTGGAATGTACTTCCTGAAGCAAATACTAAGTTACTTCTTGATCCATATGAAGTACCATTTCCTATAATAAATGCACTTTGTGCTGAAGAAGTAATATTAAATTGGCCTTGAACATGTTGATATGAACCTGAAGTTATTGTTCCATATCCTTCAGCATGAGAATAATCTCCTGATGCTACCGTTTCTAATCCTTCAGCATGAGAAGCTACTCCTACTGCATGTGTTGCAGATCCTTCTGCGTGTGATAATGATCCTGATGCTAATGTGTCTTGTCCTTCAGCATGTGATCCTATACCTACTGCTACATTACCTAATCCTTCGGCATGGGAGTAATCTCCTATTGAATCTGTAGATCCTCCTTCAGCGTGTGAATAATTTCCTGTTGCTAGGGTTTGATTTCCTTCAGCATGAGAAGCTATTCCTAATGCTAGTGAACCTGATCCCTCGGCATGTGAATAATCTCCTGAGGATGTAGTATAATAACCTTCAGCATGTGAATAAGAACCTGATGTTAAAGTGAATGATCCTTCAGCATGTGAGTAAATACCTGAAGATGTTGAGTAATATCCTTCAGCGTGTGAATAATTTCCTGAGGATAGTGTAAATCTTCCTTCAGTATGGGAGTATTGTCCTGAGGATGTTGTTTGTCTTCCTTCAGCATGTGAATAATTTCCAAGTGCTTGAGTATTTGATCCTTCAGCATGAGAAGCTACTCCTACTGCTAGTGTAAATCCTCCTTCAGCGTGTGAATAATTTCCTGAGGTAATTGTTCCCCATCCTTCAGCATGTGAGGATTGTCCTATTGCTTGAGTAGATTGTCCTTCAGCATGTGAATACTCAGCTGATGCTGTTGTATTATTTCCTTCTGCATGTGAATAAGAACCTGAAGATATATTTCTGAATCCTTCAACATGGGATCCTAATCCTATAGCAGTTGTTTGTACTCCTTCAGCATGTGAATAAGAACCTGTTGATATTGTCCCAAATCCTTCAGCGTGTGAAAATATACCAGAGGCTGTCACACTAGATCCTTGTTGTAGACTTTGACTTGCATAATCAAAAGTGAAAGATCCAGTACCTAATAATACACTTGCACTATTAAATTGAATTTGTGTATTAGATCCTCCTGCATTTAATGGAGCCCAAGAAGCTGATACTGCTTGAGAGGCAGTACCAAATAAAGAACCGGTGATAGATCCCGATACATTTAATGAACCAGTTATTTGAAAAGTACTTCCTGAAGCAAATACTAAATTTCTTCTATTTGAATCTGAGGTACCATTTCCTATAATAAAAGCACTTTGTGCTGAAGAAGTTATATTAAATTGGCCTTGAACATGTTGATAGGAACCAGAAGCTATTGTAAAAAATCCTTCAGCATGTGAATAATTTCCAAGTGCTTGAGATTGTCTTCCTTCAGCATGAGAATAATTTCCATCAGCCAAAGTTTGTCTTCCTTCAGCATGGGAATAATCTCCGGAAGAGGTAGCATTAAATCCTTCTGCATGTGACCAGTCTCCTGAAGATAAAGTATTTTCTCCTTCAGCATGAGAATAATCTCCAGAAGCTATATTAGTTTCTCCTTCAGCATGTGAATATTGTCCAGTAGCTTGAGTACTTAAACCTTCAGCATGAGCACCAGCAGATGTTGCTTTAGTACTAGAGCCATGAGCTAAAGAAAAGTTTGCAGAAGCTGTAATGTTATTACCTTGAGCAAAAGAAAATTGTCCTGTAGCTAAAGCAGATGTTCCTAATGATAAACTTGAGGAAGCATATGTAAATTTAAAAGCTGAGCTACCAGATAAAACACTTCCACTATTGAATTGGATTTGAGTATCAGCTCCACCAGCTCCACCTCCACCTGAGCCTGTAAGTGCTAAAGCACTAGAGGCTGTATAAAAAAGTTGACCAGTTGATGCGTCATAAGTTAATATATTAACTTGTGCTGTAGTAGTTAATCCTTTAATAATAGCTGATCCTGTTACAGATAATGAACCTGTTAATGCTAAAGATCCTGAAATAGTGGTAGGGGCAGTTATTATGATATTATTAGGTGAAGTACCATCTAAAGCATTTATTACACGCAATAAATGTTCTGCTCTAATTATTTGTCCTGCCGATATTCCTGAGGTGCTTATTGTAGCCATTTAATATAGTTTTATTCTGTAATAAATATTACAAAATTAAATATAGAATGGCTGCTGTTAATCCTCCATAACATCCTGTATAAATATCAAACCAATCCCATTTATTTCCTTTGGTAGAATAATACCATTCTCTTACAAAGTTAATTCCGTAGGCTAGAATCCATCCTAGAATGAGGATAAACCAGAAAGGTAGTTGATCAATTTGTAGTTCTTTTACTATATCTCCTATTACTAAAAATAGTAGTACAATTGCAAAACTAAATATAAAATGTAAATCTCTTCTTTCTTTATAGAAATCTTTGTTAAAGATATTGAAAAAATTTACAAATGGTGATTTTAGTAGATTTAGTAATTTTAAAAAGCTTTCCATAAATTATTGTTTTTTAAGTTAAATTAATTCAATATTTAGTTGATTTGCTACATAAATATAAGCATATTCATTTGACCCATCCCAATCATCATAAGCATCACCTGATATAGCTACATTACCGTTTGTTAAGGTTTGGAGTGAAACTATAGGGTCTGGAGTTGGATTGTCTTCAGTAGGTTCTGCTGGGGTTGTGGTTTCGTTTAGTAGTTCATAATATAATGAGCAGTAGCTCTGTAAATTATCATGTACAATATAAGCATTTAATTTGTTTGCTTGTTTGTTTGCACCATTGTGCCAGATGTTAATAGGTGTAATGTCTTTCATTGTTTATTGATCTTGTTGACTATTTATTAAGTTTCTTCAATTTTGTAATTATATAATTCATATTCTGAGGTAGATAGGAATTCTGCTTCAGCTATAGTTATAAGGTATATGCCTTGGTTTCTTATAGGATTAAAAAAACATCCATCTTGGTATTCAACACCTCTTATTCTGTTTGCGGTTTCTTCACTTATTTTTGCTACTTGAAATTCCATATATCATATTTTTATTAAAATGTTATGCTAATGCTGTTAACCCTATAGTGGTTAGGTAAGTATTAAAAGCAACTCTTACAGCTTCAACCTGAGTGGATGTTAAAGATGCCCCATGCATTGATAGAGCATAGGCTCCATTTCCTCTTACGTTGAATGAAATCCCTTCGATAATTACGTTATTATAGTTACTGGTACTAGAGTTGGCAGTCCCATTAGTCTGTATATTACCGCGGTATGCCTGAACATTTGTCGAACTTGTTCTGACCAAAGCTCTTAATCCAGTACCTGTAAAATCAACAGCTGTAGATAGGTTTGTAGTGGATTGGTTAATTCTTTTTTCAGCATTATTTGAAGAAGACATTCTCTGTGCTGTATTCCCAGCAACTCCATCAATGATAGAAGTAAATACACCCGAGAAAGGTTCTGAAATCACATATAATCTTGAGGCATTGTTAAGTGAGTAGTATGTAGCACTGGATGGGTTGAACTTAGTATCGATATAGTTTGGTTGATTACCAGTTGTAGAGTTAAGTTTTATACCCGTAGTCTTATATGTGTAGTTACCGACATAGTCAGTTAAAGTACTGGAGGAGTTTACTATGTTTATTCTTGAAAAATTCTCAACATTTGTATCATTATAAGCTGAAATACGTAGATAATCACGGGTTTGGAGAATGTTTTGTGTTTTTAGTTCTTTTAGAAAGGTATCTAGAGCTAAAAGAGTACTCTTAGACGGTATTTGAAAACCTTCAGTATTTGCTCTATTAATGGTAGCCTTCAGTTGAGAAATATACCCCCCTCCTAGGGTAAACATCATCATTCTTCTTAAACTCATAACTTATGTTGCTTGACTTATTGAATAAATAATTTGATTATTTGCAATGTATGTACAATAAATATAATTTAATCCTGCCACATAATCGGAACTTCCGGTTAATTTTTTAAAGTCAGACCCTGTGGTTGGTGCTGATGAAGCACTGTGTATGATTAGGTTTGTTACTCCTAATATAGCTGATGCTGTATTTGATGTAATTGCACTTCCTGTTTCTGGAGAAGCAAAAGTTCCGTATACTCTATCTTGAGTAAATGAAATTACTAATCCTGTTGTTTGTGGTACAGCTATAGGTAGGTAGGCTGGTGCAAAAGATGCTGTTGTTGCAAATGAACTACTTATTACTGTCATTGAACTAGTTGCACTAGTTAGTACATAATTAGGAGCAAAGGAAGCTGTTTGTGCAAATGATGCTGTACCAAATAAACTACCTGTTATACTTCCTGATACTCTTAATGATCCGGTTATTTGAACTATGTTTCCTGCTGCATATAATAAATTTGATCTATTATTATCATCTGCCCCGTTTCCTATTATAAATGCTGATTGTTCAGAAGATATTATATTATATTGGCCCTGTACATGTTGATAGTCTCCGGAAGCTATTGTTGATACGCCTTCAGCATGTGAATAGTTTCCTAATACTCGAGTAGATTGTCCTTCAGCATGAGATCCTTCTCCAATTGCTTGAGTTTCTGATCCTTCAGCATGTGAGTATGTGCCTATAGCTTGTGAACGTTCTCCTTCAGAGTGTGAACTTCCACCTAATGCTTGAGATTGATCACCTTCAGCATGGGAATAATCTCCTATTGCTTTGGTTTGTATTCCTTCAGCATGGGCATAGGGTCCTGGTATTGTTTTATCTCCTCCAAAAGTTCCATTATTTTGTAGATATGTTAAATCTCCTACATAAGCTGTAGTAGTTGTAACTGATGTATCTACTAGTTGTACGAGTGTATTAGTACCGTCAAAAAATAATGTATTACTTATTTTAAATGAAGCCCATCTATATATTTTGTCAAACTCATCGTCATATAAGTACAAATATCCATCTCGTGTAAATTTTGTTGTTACATCTCCATATCCAGCATCTATTGTTACAAGTCCATTTGTTATTGGAAATCTATTATCAGTAATAAGTGCAGTTTGAATACCAGTTTTAGTATCAGTACCTTCTGCATGTGAATAATTTCCTATTGCTTGAGATGATAGTCCTTGTTGTAGACTACCAGTTATTGTAGTATTGTTCTGTGATATAAGCCCGTTACGAGCTACGAATTCGTTTGCCATAATGTTTAGTTTTCCCTATCCAACTAACAGTTCTATTATAAATATGTAACTAGCATTTTAATTGTCCATCCTGATGAAAGGGCTACA